GATAATGGACTTAATGACATCTATATATTCTTTTTAGATAAATAGATGGTAACATAATTTTGTGTAAACTAAAAGAATAGATTTATACAAAGATACCCCTATTAATATTATGAGCGTGTACCTCCACCGGTCACAGAACCACCATACGTTCCCGTTTTATTAAGTAGTTGAGAACTAATTGCCGCTATTGCGTCTGGATTATTAATTAAGTATCTAGCAAACTCCTCCTTAGTCATAACCGAATTAGTCGGCATATTATCAACTTTTAAATTAACTTCACCACTTACATTAAGGTTAGAATTTGATGCGATGGCACTCGTAGTTGGTTCATTAATGTTAAGGCTTGAAGTATTTAAATTATTCACAGAGAAGTTATTTCTCTGAGCGGTTTCATTACCTCCTTGACTATTATTATTTCTCTGAGCGGTTTCATTACTTTCTTCGTTAACATCTTGAACTCCCGTATTATTTCTTTGGAGAGTTTTCTTAAGTAGTCCGTCAGTACTTTTCTCAATTTTCTCTAAATATCCTGAAACATCATCCCATCCTGTTTTCATCATCTTTAAAAGAGCCTCTCCATTCATCACTTCAAGTGCTTCTTGGAGAACTCTATCTAACGCTTCACTAGCGGTACCAATACCCGTAACTACCGCATCTACAATCTCTTTAGCAGTATCTTTATCAAGTTGTAACTGAGTCTCAACCTGTCCCGCCGCTTCTATAATTTTTTGAGGTACTTTAATTTTATCTTCTTGATTTAAAAATTCTTTCGTTAATAAATCTTGTGCCATGGCCGCTTTTTCGGCAAAATTTTCGAAACCCCCACTTTTTACTAAATTTAATGTAGTTAATTTAACTAAAGTGGCTTGTGCTGCCTCTATTTGGTTAAGATAACCCATAGACTCTTTAGCTACATCCAATTCTGACATCTTATTAACATCTAACATTTTCTCTAATTGAGTATAGTCATTAGCCGTTAAATCATTAAAACCTTCTCCAATCTTTTTAACTGTACCATCAGGCATAGTTATTTCTAAATTACCATTAGCCCCAATTTTACTCATATTAGCAATAAGTTCTTTTTGTTCTTCAGGAACAGAATTCATATTACCTAATATGTCTAATTTTTTAGTTTTTTGAGCTGCCTTCATAGCCATGTCGGTCATCTCCCCATATTGCATTCCGGCTAAATCAGCCGCCTCTCTAAGTCGATACATCTCAGTGACAGGGATATCAAATTCACCCGTTTCTTCGTTAAAACTCACTGACGCCGCCGCCATACCAACAACACTATCTTGTAGACCTTCCATATCCGTTTGAGCCATGTGAAGTAATTGGAATGGGTCACCTAGTTTACCAATGGCACCACCTAACATTTGAAAACCTGCGGCAACTTTAATAGCATTATCGGGGTCCATTAAAGAATCTGCTAAACTAACGGTTTTAGACATATCAATCCTTAAAGATTGTGCCTGTGCAACCATATTAGAAAGACCGTCTACTCCATCTTTAAAGTTATATGATACCATTAACTTTAAATTTTTGTTAACACCGTCCATAAACTCTGAGACGTTTAACCCATACGACCTGGCTTGTTTTGTCATTTCACCCATCATTTCGAGTGTTTGGTCGGTAGTATAACCTAAAGTATCAAATGAAGTCGCCATAGTGGCTAATTCCGCCGCGGTCATATTAGCGGTCATCCCTAAGACTTGAAAACCTGTTATTTGTTCATCTGTGAGATAGGTACCTCTCATCATAGCACTATTTATTGCCGCAAATAAATCTATATTATCTTTAGCCCCTTTTCCTATTAATCCAGTGGTTTTAGCGGACTCAGCAATAACTTTTTGAACTTCGTTACTAACCGCTCTTGTTTGACCAATACTTTCCCTAACAGCATTAGCGGTGTTAGTATTAATACCTCCCGCTCTTGCAATTAACGCCCCGACATCCGTAATACTCTTTCTAAGGTTCGCACCAAATTGTAAAAGACTAATATTAGCTAATTCAATATTCTTTGCAATATCTGCACTGTCCTCCTTTAAATTACCATCAAACATAGTTTTCTTTATATATAAATATTACCTACCTAGATTTCTGTCGTTGTTTTTCCGCCTGCTCATTTTTTTCTTGAAATTCTGTTGAAAGTTTATCAATAAAAAACTTTCTCTCAAAGGTGGGCATTAATTGTAGGTCTAAGTAAGACATATTAACATGTTTACTTAGATAATATAACTCATCGAGCATAACTTTCCTATAGCTAGAAGAAATGGCGAAAAAACTCTGCCCCAAAAGTGATACGCATAGTCACTTTTTCTCCTGACGGGGCTGTAGTAGTTCTATTAAGGTTCAACTTAGGTTCACAATCTGAAATCGTGTTTCTAATGAATTTTGAATCCGCAATAGGTAGCGTACTTATAAATGTTGATATTTTTTCTCTATTTTCATCACCGTCAATAGAAACCACTATTTTTTCTAGTCGTTTAGTAACAATTGGTACAGTAACCCCATCAGGGTATGAATCAGATAATGATGTTAATTCGTTAGTGTCCTGAATATTTAGAAGTCTACACTTAACATTAACTGCAGTTTTAGGTAGATTAAATTCAAATAATCCTTTATCGTTTGGAGTTATTTTAGGTTTAATTATATCTAACTCATCTAAAGCAACAGTAGTTTCGAAGTCTTTTCCTGTTTTCGGGTCTTTTAATTTAAACACATAATCGGAACCAAACGCAGTATTTCTTAAAAATATTAAGATAGCTTCAGCATCTCCGTCTAATAATTCGTTCACATTAAAATCAGGCTCATATATTTTATTTTTTAGTAATGTCATCACTAAGTTGTTATTCCCTGAATTAGATAATAATAAGTTTTCATCTTGAGCAGTTAAATAACCGACTTTAAGTGATTTTTTCTTATTACTGTAAAAAATACCTTGTGATGGTAATGGTACCACATCGTGTGGTAAGTTCATATTTGCTTGTCCGTATTGTTTTCCTTGGTCCATAATAGTTTATTTAAATAAAAAACCATAGAAGTTCAATGACCTCTATGGTTTTAAATATACAATTGATTGGTTTATTATCAATACTTGTTTTATATTAGTACACCAAAATACATCTATCAGGACGTAATGTAGCTGTAATTGTAGCTAACGCATCATCACTATATCCTAAACTATCGAAATTAACATCAGTTAAAAATGTTCCTTGTAGAATCCATTTTTCAACCGCCACACCTGTTGGGTCTAACATCTCTAGGTCTAAGTCTTTCTTATAACCTGCAGCATATCCCATACGTCCTGTTACGGACTCTGAATGTAATCTAACCCACTCCATTAACGCTTGTGACGCTGATGGTCCAATTGGGTCACGGAATGTAACGTTTATCGTGTTCCACACGAATCTACCAGCTACGTATGTAGAGGTGTTTAAAAAAGGAATCTCTGTTGACCCGATTTGGATGTTAGGTCTTGATGTAGACTCAACATACCAAGAATTAATACCCAATGAAGATGGAAACGATAGTATAAATCGGTTCTTCCTTTTTGGTTCATAGGGAACGGGCATTTTCATTAATAAGTCTGCCATTGTATTTTGGTTTTATATTTCTTTAGTTTATTTAATTATAAATATCCAGTTTAAAAGTTTTTCTATTTACTTTTATTTTTTTTTCAGTAATCTACTAGAGCAAATAAAATATAATAATAATTACACTTCTTTTTTATCTCCTCCTTTAGTTAAATACATTTTAACTGGTTTATCTTTATATTCTTTATCTAAAAATGCTTTAATCTTTTCTACATTGCCTGGGTCATCGTCAGAAAACCCAATCATAGGTATGAAATTATTTTTTATATCATTTTTAAGAAAGGCTTTTTTACCAATTCTTTCACTCATTTCTTTCACATACGCGATAAAACTCCTTAAAGCTTTAATTTTACCCTCTTCAGGGTCAGCAGCGTTACCTTCACCATATGTTACAGGATGGTATTTATTTAAATCCAAATAATCATTAATCATTACGGACGAATCCTTTTCCTCGTCACCCGACATATTACGATACTTTTTAAGATTGTCAATTAAAGACTCCTTGCTAATACCGTTATGGTTAGTCACTATCATATTATAAATCGCTTCACGTAATACCGATGGTGTATGACCTCTTGCAGTGATTATTGAAAAAATTGACCCCCCGTTTATTGCTTCAACAAAATCATTCCATGATGGACCTGGTTTTGCTAATAGGGAGTCCACTATAAAGGCGTTATCACCCTTAACTCCGAAATTTCTGTAAGGGTCATCGGCATACCCTACAATCATTTTACCCTTATATTCAAAAGGTTCTTTACCAATCATACCTCGATAGTCGGCGAAGTCTTCTGTTGACATTCCCACCTCCTCGTCCTCATCGGACAAAAGTATGATTTGTGTCGGCATAGTCACAATATTATCATCCCAATCAAAAGCATAATACTTTAAATCGGGATTACCTTCAGGGTCAAACCCTTCTTGTAATTTTTTTTCGTGATAAAATTCTCTAATAACCTTCTTTAAACTCATTTTTCTACTTAGTTTTTCTTATTAATTTTTACCATTAGTCTTTCTAATTGTGACTCAGATATAACAATATTCTGAGGTTTTTTAGAAAAAGACTTTTTTCCGTCAGACTTTACGTTTAACGACTCGTTAAGTGTTTTTTTCTTGAATTCCATTTTATTTTTGTTTAAACGTTTAATTGGCTAAGAGGAGGGAATTAACCCTCCTCCTTAATATAAATATAGTTAGTTATTAAATATCTTCAAAAGATGCTCCTGTAGGAGTTATCAAGAATTCAATATCTATAAATTCAAGTGCTCTTGTTGGTTTTAAGTAAATTTTACCTGTTAACGTATTAGAGTCTAAATCTTCAGGTGTGTTTGAAACTGTAACTCTAAAGTCAATCAAACCTCTGTCTCTTCTAATACTATCTAAGATAGGGTTAACTGAGTCTAAGAACTCTTGTCTAACTTGTTCATCGTTTTGTTCGAATAATAATCTTACCGCTACTGCCGAAATTAACTTACGTGCTTGTAGTAATAATCTTCTAACATTTATTCTATCAAGTGCGGATTCTTTAATCTGTAAAGTTTTGTTACCCCAAATAACTGTACCAACATCAGAGAAGGTTGCTATCGGGTTTAATCTACCTTGATAAAGTGTATCTCTATCTTCTTGTGTTAGTTTTTTACGTGCTTTAACAGAATTAACTAAACCTCTCGTGTAACCCGCTGATGCGAACCATGGGAAAGCGATGTTGTCTGTTAATGCTAAGTTTCTAACAACTTCACCTGTTGGTGGAAGATAAATCTGTGTATTATTAACAGTATCTCTCGTAAGAATCCACGGGTAATAAGTTGCGGTGTAGTTAGAGTCAATTCCTGTGTCCTCCAAATTATCTACCGCCTCTTCAGGATAAATGAAGTCCGTATCGAAATTCCCTAAAGAAGGTGTAAGCATATTATAATCAGGTGTTGTACAAATATAAACTGAATCCGCCCTGTCCTGTTCAATCATGTCAATTGCTGACTCAACTAAATTTGAGTTGTTAACATAATCAATACCAGGTGTAGTAAACACGTTAATGTTAACTGATTCAGGATTATTGAATGTGTACTGACCCCATAAGTAAGCGTAATAATCAGTGTTAGCCCAAGTTAATTTATCTGGACCTACAATTTGTTTAAATGCTCCCCACCCTGTTGCAGTTGGATAAGTTATTGATGGTGCCGCACCTGCTCTAAATCCAGCCGCTCCTAATTGGTACCTGTCACCATTAGTTCTATATTGCCTGTAAATGTCCCATCCGTCAAAACCTCCTGATGGTACAACAGTGAACTTACGTGCATTTAATCTATAATATGGGTTACTTTCACTTTGAGGTTCCCCGTCAAAACTAGCGTCACCAACTTCAAAAGCGGTTTCACCTGAAGTAACATAGTTAGATGAAATTAAAATAACCGTTGCTCCTGAATCCATATGGTAACCTTTAGTTAGGTAAGACCATGGTTGTGAATCAGTAGCGGTCGCTAAATTAGTAGGATTTTGTTTTCCTTTATATGATAAGAAATCCGCATCTATACCTGCGGTGTTAGAAACACCTAAGTATGTTCTTCTTACTCTATCACCTGAACTTCTCGTTTCATTGTCTGTACCTGAAGCCGCACCAAATGGTGGGTTCCAAATAACTTCACCCGGTGTATCATATTTTGTTTTATATTCTAAGAATGGTGATTTAACTCCTGAATACTGTCTAGTTTGATATCCTCTAAACCCACAAGGTAGTGAATCCATAGGTGCGTCTTCATTCATTTCTAACATTATAAATCTTGACCTTAACTCAAACTCACCATTAGATGTACCAATTTTCTTAGCCACAAAACTATTTTGGTTCATATCCATTGTACAGTTAGTGAATTTCTCTAAAACTACAGGATTTGCATCTGTATCGAAGAAATCACGTACTACAACATCAAAGGTTCCATTATTAAATGAGATATTCATAATTGAAACTTTTACCTCTCTGTTTGCACTATTACCGTCAGATATTGTTATAACTTTAAACATATCATAAACTTGGTTACCTCTCAGTTCTGAAACAAAATATGGAGTTTCAGGTGTTTGATATTGTTCTAAATACCAACCAATACTTGTGTTAGTTCCTAAATCTTGTCTCGCACTTGGTAAATCAGTTAGTGTACAATTTAAACCACGAACACGACCTAATCTATAACCAGTATTTAATAAGTTATAATATTCTTCTTCTACGAATAAAGGTACTTCAGATTTTGGTTTTGCGAAATTCGATTTTCCGAATACCTTTGATAAGTAATTGGAATTAGATATGTTAAATGATGTTTGGAAAAAGAAGTCATCTCCATTTGCTGTTGTTGCTGAAAGACCAAATGTAGCGAAAGGGTTAGTATTAACCTCCGAGTAAACACCCGTACAATCCATATTAACATCAGTTAATCCTGATACTTCATATACAGGACCATCATCAGAAGTATATGTATCGACACCTCGTGAACGTAAAGTCGCCACTACCACATCATGATAATCATTATACGGTGTACCTGTGTAGTTCGTTACATAAACATGAGCAGTACCTGTAAAGGATAAACCATTATTATTTAAAGTGGTTAAACCTAAACCAAAACCAGTGCCGTTATAAACTCCACTTGTTTCAGTAAATAAAGCGTAATACCACGGGTCGTTTACTGAGTCCGTTAAATCAATATTTTCGAAACTAATATCCTCAACCCCCAAAACATTAGTGTTAGTTGCTCCGAGTATACCCGTTTGGTTAACCGTAGCACCTGTAGTATTACTAAATGTTGAAGCACTTACCGCACCCCAAAAATAAGATGTTTGTCCTGAAGTATTTCCAGTTGCCGCTAAAATTTCATTATACATATACCCCTCAATATCTGATTGTAAAGTTGATTCTCCACCGGTATATGTTGTATATGAATCTGTTATCACACCTTGAATTGAAGCGGGAAGTGTTCCGTAACTCGTTACGTCAACACTTGTAGATGTTCCTGATACTCCGGTAAATGTAATAAAATGTGGTCCAGATACACCCGCGTAGGTTGTTCCTGAACTATCTAAGTTACCGATAGTTGTTATTGACCATGAAGGTCCTGCGTCATACCCCGATAATCCAAGCACCCTTGTTACAAACAATTGATTTGATTGTTGTAGATAAGACTTAGCTATGTAAGCCGCCTCATACTTAGGTATCTGAGTATTTACAAATTTAGTTGGATTTGTACCACCAAAATAGGATTGGAACTCATCGTAATTAGTAATGAAAATCGGCTCGAATGCTGGTCCCGAAATTGTTTCACCTACTAACCCAAGAGTTGTTACTCCTACACTTTGTGCTACAAAACTTAAATCTCTTTCTGATGTATAAACACCCGGAGATACGAATACTTTGTTAGATGTCGCCATTGTGTAATTTTTTTCTTAAGTTTTTATTTATAGATAAATATTAGCAAAAAGATGAAAAAACTATTAGTTAAAGACTATATTTATAAAGAGTAGGAAAAAATTCTACCTTTTTTCTACTTTTTAAAAAAACATGGATGAGTAAAATAAAAAACATAAAAATTTCACCTGAGTCACATAAGACTTTAAAACTATACTGTGAAAAACACGGTTTAAAGATTTATAAATTCTTAGAGAAATTAATTGAGGACAACTGTAAAGAAGTTAAAGATATATACGGAGAATAGTTATAAAAGTCTCGCTTTTGATTTTAATATTGACTGTTTGGTAATATCGGTTTTAATGACATCAATTTTTATTACATCGTTAGTGGATACTTTTATCGTTGATATATCATCACCGATATAGTTACCATTAATATAGACAGAATAACTATCTACGTTAGATGATTCTAATATTGTTAAGTCAATTTCATATCTGTAAGTTTCAGTTAAAGATTCTAAACCACTAACAAAAATAATATCTAATTCAAAGTCACTTGGGTTTGAAGGTAATTTTTCGACTCTCTTACCCGTATTAAGTAAATCAACCTCAAATATAGTCGCGGTTCTAGATATTGCGGGAGACACTTCAAACTCTTCCTCATCTAACAAGAATCCCATCATTAAGAATTCGTAGTTCTGTACGTAGTATTTTCTTTTTTCAAGTTCTAAAACAGATTCGTCTGATGAACTATTTAATATCATTGGTATGTAGTGACCTTTTATTTCGGTATAAGCTTGTCGAGATGAAAATTTTTGTAAGACTTTTTTATTAAAGTCGTTTAACTCTCTCATCCTATTACAAAATATCTTAACATTATAAGTAATGTCTACAGGAACGGGTTGAGGTATCTTATAAATGTCCATACCTTTTCTTTGTCCGTCCCACGTTGGTACTTTAGCGTAGTAGAATTGTTTTCTATTCGGTATTGTATATTGTAATGATGGATTAGTTCCAAACTTAACATCAGGGTTTCTAACCGTAGCAACAAATGGGGGTTTAATATTTTTATCTAAGTCTTGGAAATTCCAAGTCTCTGTAAATTGAGCCCAATTTTGTGTTGTTATAATTAAATCTATATTACTTATATTTTTACCGTTTATTGAAATACCTAATTCATCTCTAACAAAATCTAACATACCCCTATCTAAATCCGCATGTAAAATGGATTTTGGTAAATAGGTACCGTCTTCTTGAATTTGTTCAAGAAGTTCTTCCCTTCTCTGATGTAAAATTTTATCAGGAGTTAAAGGCAAATATTTTTTTACATTTTTAGGTAGTCCCATTATTTCACAGTTTCACTTATAAAAAACACTTTATTCTTAGAATTAATCATCTCAACCTCGTTAGCGTTGTAAATTGGTTCCTCGCTATCTTTTCTAACGAATGAATCATACTTATATGGATTATACGTTATCACATTCTCATTTGGTTCATCAGGTAAGTTTTCACATGGAAACGTACAAAAGTCCATTAGAGTTCCAATCACAAATGCGTGTACGTTTTTTCTCATTTCATCTCTAACCCTTTCTTTACCACCTTGTCGTACTCTAAATTCAACATCTTTTAATTTAACATAATCAGCATACATTACAATTTTATTTTTATACGATACAGAAAATGTGTGCTTATGTAAGTTATAGTATACCATAACTTTTTTACCAATATAATTAATTTCTTGATTGTCGTTACCACATTTATGACAGA